AATCTGCCAGAGCCCTACCGATAGCGCTCGTCGCACAGTTCTCCACCATCGACACCTTGTTCACCGGTGAAGTGTCAGGGCGTTCCTCAGCCATATCAGAGGTCACAGGGCGCGCATCTTTCCGGTCGAGATATATTTCCGCACGAACGACAACCTGCTCAGCACTAAAATGGAGTATCTCCGTCAGAATACGACCGTCAGGGTGCGCCGCCCAAAACTTATCGATACGTTCCGCAACCGTCGAATACTGTGTGATATCAAAGCGAGCCATAATTTTCCCCTAAATAGTTTTCGATTACACCGTTAGCGAACTCGGAAACCCCAAGCCCTACCTCGTTAGCAGCCTCCAAAAGTGTTGCATATATTGCATGGTCGAACTCGATCGACACTGTTACCTTAACCATTGTTTACCCTTTCCCACAGCCTGTTAGCTGTATCCTTTAGCGCTGCGATCATTTCCTCGTCACGCTCAATCATTACTACGCGAGGCTCAAACCAGCCAGGAAGAAACATCGACCCTTCCGGTGTGTTCACTTCCTCCCGCAACATCCACGCAAACACACACCGAGCCGTATCCGTACAATGCATCTGCCACTGCACCTGACGCCGATACTGGATCGGTAGCTTCTCAGGGTTCCAATCCTTCCCCGTCGTTTTAATCTCACTAATCTGTGAATGATCCAACGAAATTCCATCAGGGGTGGCCATATGGTGCGGGAACTCCCCGTTACGAATCAGCCAATCATTAGGCATCACCCCATAATCGTTCTTGAGAATCATCGCTATCGGTGTTTCCCACACCCGACCAAACACCATGTACGGGTTGTCTTGCTCAACAAAGTCTGCCGAATAGTCTTCTACCGCCTGCTCGAACCCGCCAGGCCCAGAGCCCGCCTTAGCCACCTGTGTCGCCGTCACACCCGACCGTCGAGCCTCCAACCAACCATCAGAGCCCAACCCTTTCGATGCTACAAACCTGCCCGCGTCAATCATTACCCATCATCCTTTTCCACCGTTCGCTAGCCATCTGCTTCGCTTCGACAACAATCTCATCTGATGCCCCCTCCAACGCAACCTGCAACTCCTCAAAAGTTGCCAACCATATTGCACCGCTGTCCGAATAGGCATCAAACCGTTCCCGCATTATCAGCTTCGACAGAGCGTAAGCTTCCAAACTTGTGACGTTCTCAACCATCGTCTAACCCCCTTACACTTAGTCTATGAGTGACGACCGACGGATGAGCCCAATACGCGAATTTATGGAACTTGTCGATAAGTCGGGTGGTGTTGCCTGCCAAGACATTCCCGCCATATTTTTCCCCGAGGACTATGCAGACAAACAAACCCGCGACTATGCGATCAGGACTGCCCGCGCACTCTGCAACGAATGCCCCCTAAAAGCAGCATGTTTCACTTATGCTGTGGAAGCTCAAGAACCTTACGGGATCTGGGCCGGCACGTTACCGTCGGAGCGCTAACCGTCTTCTTCGACATCGGCAAGTTGTGCCTGGTATGCCCAAGCGTTCAAATGCAACCGTAAAGTGTGCGCCTGCTTCCGGCTTAGGGTGAGTGTCCCTGGTTCGCCAATCTGCCACACATCATCGCGGAGTCGAATGTGAACCTCACGCCCGTCAGGTATCACATCCATCTGGTCACTCATTGCCGGTGTCAAATCCGTCATCGAACGCTGCCTGCTTTACAGCTTCAAGCCACACATCAAAATCTTCCCCATCATTACCATCCTCATCATTCACATCAAACCAACTCCACGCAACCTCCCGGTAAGTAATCCACGCATCCCTCAACCGTTCGATATTTATTTCCAACCGTTCACTCATGCTCTTCCCCTTCGATTCACGCTCACCGTACCCCAAACAAGCAACAACAACCCCACCAAACTCAACCCATTGATCGGTGCGAACGGGTCAACAAACCCAGGCGCAAACATACACAACGCCCCCACCACAATTAGCACCCAGCCGGTCACAGGTTCACCACCAGCACAGCCAACCCGACACCGAGCGCCACAACAATCAGCACCCACCCGAGCATCGACTGCTTCTCACGACGTCGAATGTCACGCCGTAAAGTTTGCAAAGCAACATGGTTCGCAGCTTTCATCGGAGCAGGCACACCCCGCCACGCAACAACCGCCCGAGCAAACAGTTTCTCATCCGAAATAATCCGCATACGATCCACAGGCGACATGATGCGACGGTGCGCCATATCCCACTCCACAATTTCACGCAACTCGTCATCGTAGAGTTGTTGCGCCTCGACCTCGATGTTTTTGTAATAGCCCATGTCTACCATTGTACAGTCCTTTCGTTGCCTTCACTGTAAAGGTTGACGGAAATTTCATCAAGGAAGCTACGGTCACAGGTTGATAACAGTTACCGGCCACCCTTATCCCCGCCGAACACCGAGCGAGTGTACGATGGTATCCATGGACTCCTACGAATACGACAACCTCAGCATCGAAAAACTTGCAGACATCCGCGTCTGGCAACTCGAACGCCTAGAACGTGTCACACAAGCCCTCAGAGCCCGCGTAAGAGCCGAACATACACCAGGCGATAACATCAAGCGTTTAGCGAAAAAGCTTGGCGTGACAAGGGCCACAGTGTACGCCTGGCTTGCAGAATAGAAACCCTACTGACAGGAAGTGCAGTCCAAGGCATCGGCAGGATCGACCGGCACCTCATAGCCATCAACGCGCTCCACAGCGTCAAGCCGCCCCATCACTTTGCGGCCTTGTCATAAGTCAGCACTGAAGTCAACAGGGACATGACACCGGCAAGCGCAGCCACCGAAGCAACCTGCCCCCACTCGACATCAAGGATTCCTACAGCACCCACACCAATAGTTGCGATGGCAACCTGCGCCACAGTTTTCACTGCACGCTCAGCCGAAAAATTCCAGTACGCCTTCAACTTATCCATCCGTGTTCTCCACTCTCTTATCGTCATATGCCGCCCCAAAAATGTAGGACGTGAGAATCAAACTTATCAGAGCAACCCCACCCGTAATCAGGTCGCCTGCACCGAGCCGGTCTTGCCACACCGCAACAATCGATGACACAACAAGGGCGACACCGAGGGCGAACGCCGCAAAAATGTATCTACGTCTAATCTTCCACTTAGGGTTGCTCATCGTGTCAGCACCGCAATCAACGGTGACACTACCGCGGCGAGGAAACCGAACGCACCGATAGCCTGCCACATCCGCATTTCGAGTTTACGAATCCGTAGCTCATGGTCTTCAATCTTTAGCTCACTATCGGGCAGACTGTTAGCAATTTTCTCTAACAGTTTCCCTTGCCGTTGCACCTCAAGATAAATGTCACGCATAGAAACCCTTACCGCGAGCGCTTCTTGCTCGTCACTCATCTGATTGCGCCTTCGTTGATGGCCCGCTGCAGGGCGCTAATGGTTAGGCGTCCCCACACCCCATCAGGTTTCACGTCAAGTAGAAGCTGTACAGCCCGTCGAGTGTTTGGCCCGAACACCCCATCAGGTTTCGCCCCAGCCCATCTCTGCATAGCTGTGTAGGTCATTCTTCCAGGCCTGCCGTCGATACGGCCCAGAGGGAACCCGGCGTTCGTGAGTGCAGTCTGGAACGCTTTCCACGTGTTGCGCCCCAAACGCCCATCCACCTTGAGCAAAGCGGGCTTCACGACTACAGCGGCGCCGTCAAGGAACGGTACGGGGTCCAGCGTGTCACCCCAGCGCCCGCCACGTTTTCTCACCTCAAAATGGAGATGGTTGCCTGTGCTCGCACCGGTAGTCCCAGAGGTGTAAATGAAGTCGCCCGTCACAACCCGTTGGCCTTTACGCAACCCGGTACGGTGCGCCCCATGATAGTAGACCGTCACAATCTGCCCATGGTCAATCAGCACCGTATGCCCACCACCGCGAGGGCTCCACCCAATCTTCACCACAACACCATCGCCCGCAACAGTTACCGGGAACACGCCCGCAACATCGACCCCGTGGTGAAAAGTGCGCCTGCCCGTAATAGGGTGACGCCTCCAACCGTAAGGACTTCTCGCGTTGATAGTTCGACCTTCCGGCCAAGGGTTACTCAGCTTCATCTTGAACCTCAACCCAATCAGTTGTTTCTTCGTCCCACGAATAAGACCCACCATCGGCAGGATAATCTATAGGTGCCACCCACAAACAGGTTGCCTCATCGAGTACCCATGAAGGGTAAGGGGTTGGCGGTATGAAAGCGTCACGGTCAGCATCATAAGTGAAAGATAAGCCCGCGTAGTTGAAACGGAAAGCTTGGCTTTGGTCTTCGCTTGGTTCCCCATCGGTGTAGTGGATACCGCCGGAAGTGTTGTAAGAAGTTTGCTTGACCGTGAAACCCTCGGGAGCGTAATAGGTTTCCCAGTCGTCAATACCTGTTGCAACATCATCGCGTCCCACAAACACCATCGTGACCGTGTTGTCAGAATTGAGTACCGCGTAATGAGCCATAACCTTATCCAATCGTCACTGTGTCAGTAGGGCCAGCAGCCGTTACCGTGTAAACCTTGTTCACCCCTACAACCGCTGAAGTCTGTGTGACACCGCCAGAGAAAGTGACACTAGCCTGAACCGGAAGCGCGAAGATGACAACACCAGAACCACCATTGCTTCCACTCTCATTCGTACCACCACCACCACCACCACCAGTGTTTACCGTCCCGGCAGAAGGCCCGCCAGCGTTATTAGAAGACCCTTGCCCGCCGCCGTCAGAAGCAGTACCGGCTGCACCATCCCGGCTCAAACCACCACCACCGCCGCCAGCACGACCAACAGCCGAACCTGTAATAGAAGAAGTCAAACCAGCACCACCATTACCGCCCGCAGCGCCACCGTAGTTACCGTTTGTCCCGGCTTCATCAGCACCACCACCACCACCACCAGCGTTCTGCCCGCCTACATCCCCAGTCGTAGCATTACCGCCGTCAAAACCTTGGCTAGTAGTGCCTTCACCACCAGCAGAAGAAGTTCTACCGCCACCGCCACCCCCCGAACCACCACCAACACCAGGAGAAACATTGTTTAGACCACCACCGCCACCACCACCAACAGAAGTGACAGAAGAAAAAATACTATTCGCACCACTGGAGCCGTTGCTGATACTAGACCCACCAGCACCACCAGCGCCCACAACCAAAGAATAAACACCCACACCAAGCGATAAGGCTGCCTCCGCAGAAGCACCCCCGCCAGAATCCTCCCCAAAAACAGAAGAACGATAACCACCGGCACCGCCACCACCACCAGCGTGACCATCGCCATTATCGCCACCGCCACCACCGCCAGCAATAACAAGATAACTAGTGGCCCACGGGGCGCGGGTGTAATTGAGTGCCATACTGTTGAACTTCTGAAAGTCCCTTATGGAACTGTTTGCCATACTTGTTACAGCCACAACAACCCCCTAAACTGTTATCTCGGCACCGAACACGTTAATACTCAAACGGTCAGCAGTCCCAGCCTCAACCGAAAGAACATCCGTCGCAGCCATCGTGATACCGAGCGTGAGCGTGGTCGAATCATTCGCAGCCACCGGCACATCGTACGCAATGTAATGCTTGTTCGAGACAGCATCCCCATCAACACGCACCGCAATCCGAAAACTGTCAGCGCTCGCGTTACGGTTCGCAATAATAATTGTGCTAATAACGGTTTCCTTACCCGACCCCACCGTGTAAATATCCGTCAAAGCCGTCGTCGTCAAATCGACCTGCGCAATAGACTTGTAATTTGTTGCCATCAGTTAGCCTCCCATAAGTAGAAAATTAGTTTCAAAACCGCCGCCACCCGAACCACCCGCAGCCACCCATGCGCTCCCAGTATAAAACTGCAACGCATCCACATCCTTCAAAAAAGCGTGCTGCCCTTCCTCAGGCGCAGTAATAGCAGCATCCCTACCCGCAGCATCCGCAAACACCGGAATGCTCTGCGACATCAAAAAAGTGTTTACCTGCTCAGCAGTAAGCACCGCCCCAGCACCAAACGTCCTAAACCCTGCCGGAACAGCCACAAAAAACTCCTATCAAAAACCGAGGTGATTAGTGTCAAGTATAC